GCGGGTTAAGCTTGCGGGTCTTCCGCCTGTTTTTTCTTTCGTTTACCGGGTTTCTCGACAATTTCCGGAGCCGTAGTTTCCTCGGCGGGTTCAGCCGCCACTTCTTCTTCGGCCTGGATTTCTTCGATAACTTCTTCGGCTATGGGAGTTTCCTCGATAATCTCTTCGACGATCGGTTCAGGCACGACGATAGGCTCCGGAATCACGACGACTTCTTCTACGACCGGAATAACTTCCGGTTCGGGGGTGGCGACAGGGACGGGTTTCGCCCCTGCCCCCAAAGTACCTGATTTCAGAAGCAATCGGCCGGACCTGACCGAGTTGCGGATCTGCGTAACGTTCATTCCGGCAAACACAAAGGCTTCCGGCTTGGCGTACGTCAGATGGATTCTTGTATATTCGTCGTAGAACCCGACTTCGCCGGGGGCTAGACGGATGGTAGCGACAACATCTCTCATGAGAAGCCCTCCTTAAGCAAACTGCTATTAAACAGCTGCTTCTTCGATAATCCGAACCGCGGGCGGCTGAGGATGAGTGGCAGCAACTGCCAAATTTCTGGCGACGGTTATCGCCCGACCGTTGTTCAAAATCCCTACACCGTAACGTTCTTTGACCTTCAGCAAGCGAATGTCGCGCTCAGGGTCTGTCCAATTATCGGTAGAAAGGCCCTCTTTCTGTACAATAACACCGATTTCGGCGCGGTCGACGCAATACATATCGAAACGCTTGTTGATTTTGTCGAAGTGAACGAACGGGCTGAAGCTAACGTTGATCGGCATCGGCAGGCGGTTTTGCACCTGTTCGGGCTTCATAACGAACTGTTGTCCTTGACCGTTAGCAGCGAGGCCGGCAAATCCAGGAGTTCCCTGTACAGCGCCCCAAGGATGAACGAACTGGCCGCCCATGGCGCCATAAGTCATACCATTGCCAATCATGCTATTTCGTGCGAAAATAACCCATACAAGCGGGTGACAGAGAATGTCGGTGGGCACAAAACCGTTACCCATAAGGGCTAAGACGAGGTCGAGGAAATCTTCGACGGACAAGGTATCATTCAGGCTGCCGTCAGCGGCTCTCCCAGTTGTTCCAGCTTCTGGGAGCTGGGTGCGCATGTTATTGTCGAACACCAAGTGCCCGTGATCTGTAAAAGAATTGAAAATCCATGTTTCTTTGTAACGCGCCATCGCTTGGCCCATTTTCCGGATATTAATACCGAGGATATCCCAGCTCGAATCCAGGACCGCTTCTTCAGTGATCGAAACTTTCAAGCCGATCTTCTTGACGCGAATTTCCAGAGTGCTGTTCTCCAGGGTATTGAAGTCCAAATAATCTTCCTGATACCGGCCGCCCTCAGCGACTTCGGCGGCAGTCAGTTCTCCGACGACAGGAATTACGTAGACAGTAGAGCTTCCGCCTTCGACATGTACGGTCGACATAAAACGGGTCGCGAGATACTCGGGTTCAGCAGCTTCACGCAGTTGGCCCTCGATAACCTTTGGGATCAGTTTGATGGTGTCGGTAGACATGATAGTTTCGCGGATGCTCGTGCGACCCTTGCTAAAGTCACCATAGACGTTCCTGATCATTTTTTCGGACATATCGAGAGTATCGAGCTTTACATCGGGAGTTTTTCCTTCAGCGATTTGCTCGTTAGCGCGTACGCGCAAGCTCTCGATCTTTTGCAGACCTTCAGCTAATCTCATATTATTGCGAACCTCCTAAATTTACTGATTTAAGAGGGGCTGTGACGCCCCTCCGGCTTGTTTTTACTTCTGGAGCAGGACTTTAACCGAACCGATTGCGCCGTCCCAGTCGAGGTGGGTCGGAATGCCGGCTACGCCGCGCTTGTCGAATTTGAGTGAGATTTCGATTTTCTTGCCGGCTGCGGCGTTGAGGGCGGTATCCGCCTTGGACTTGTTGACGACGCTCAGACGGATAATGCCTTGCTTCGCGTCGAAGTAGGAACACTGCAGCCAATCGGTTTGACCGCCAGCAGCATACAGAGCGCCTTCAGTAACTTGAGAAAATGCGCCACCGAGCGAAATTTGTACGCTGGCTGCGTCGACGTCGACTTCCCAGGTACGGACATAGATATCGACATAATCTTGGCTGCCACCGGCATAGTGGATAGCGCCGACAGTCTGGGCACCGAAGGTGCGGACAGCTGCGTTTTTACCATCGGTCAGGCCGGGGATGCCGAGGTTAGCGTATTGGTACTGAGGATTCAGACGGAGATCGTAGTTGCCCATTCGGCCGGCAGATGCGAGCATATGCAGATCGGAATTCTTGAACGCCTTATCGTACGGATAGCCGGGATATTCGCCGGTCGAATCGTACGGGCTGCGGGAGACGGCATCCTCACCAGGACGATTGTTCTGCGGGAACACTGCGGGATTGAAATCTTCGAAATTCATGCGGTCTTCGAGTGCCCAGGTAGCCCAGATGGCTGCGCCTTCAGGCAGGAGAGTCCGGGAAGCTTCGAAACACTGACCGATGAGCTGTTGACGCTCGGCTTCGTATTCCGGCAAGCTCATAGTAATCATTTCGGATTCGAAGCTCAGAGGAGAAATAACGAGACGGCCATTTTCGTCGGATTTCAGGAGTGCGCCGGGGAAGAGTCCGCCGTACGCAGAACCCCAAGGATTTTGCTCGGCTTTGTCTTTATAAGCGAACCAAGGCAGTTCGACCATAGCATCAGTCATGATCGGGCCAGGCATTATACCGTTATAGGCGTCGTCGTTACGTGTGTATTCGTTGCGCTGCAGGATGCCGATCGGGAGGTTTCCGGCGCGATAAGCGTCGTTAATCGCGGCCGACTTAACCATCTTGCCGGTAGCGCTGTCGATCGACAGGCCTTCGGTCGACATCTGGGCGGCGGCTCCGGTGTATGTATATTTTGCGGGATCCGTTTCAGGATTAGCGCCGGCAGCCGTAAATTTCATAAACGGACGATAGGCATGATCAGTATAAGTCTGCGCCATTCCGGCTACCGGAATCCATTCTTTGCCGACACCATGTACATCGCCACCTTTAGCGGCTGTGCTGACGAGGCCCGGAGTTCCGTCGTTTTTATACTTGTCTCCTGCGACACGCAGACGCACGGGTACGCCGCCATTGGCGAGCGTCAGGACGTTGTGAGGCACTTTCATTTCGAAGTCGACGAGATCCATAAACGGATCGAGAGCGACGGCGCGGCCCTTCGGAATTACGATCTGGTTGTATCCATATGCAAAACCGTACTTAAAGAGCACAGGCAGACGATAATCGAATGCGTATTTGGCGTTCGGCACATCATGGGGGCCGACGGCGAGTTTGTTATTGGTCCGGTTGATCCGGTCTCCACCGTTTCTATATCCGGGTAAATTGGCCTGGAATGTTTCGCCCCTGGCGCCAGGCTGGAGACTTTCGCGGCCCTGGAAAGAAGAAGGTTGCAAAGCCATTATTTAATCACTCCTATAGTTTTTTGTATTAACGAGTAACGCGGTGCGCCGTCGCGACCGAGCTGAAGATGTCAAAAAGCTCTTCCTGAATACTGATATTACTGACGGGTTTAGGCTTCTTCACAGTTTCGCCATTATTTTCGTCGATTTGCAGGGTCGGGTCGGCGATTGTGGGCGGTGTCGCGGATGTCGGCGCCTCTTCTTTAAGATCGGCGAGAGCATCGTTAAGGCTATCTTCCGAACGCGCCATCAAAGATTCTTTCGTGAGTTCCGGCTTGCCGGCTGTCTTACGCATCGCGATGATCGTCTCG